GTGGTGTTTTTCGTAAAAAGTGTGAAACACACTTTTTACACTCTACACACCATTATCCCAGATTTTGGAGATGTCAGGAAGTTGACGGGTTATTCACCATTTACGTTGTTTTGCCCTTTTGTATTAGATATAATTAAATTAATAAGTGATTCAATATCATTGCTTTCCGATTGTGAAATATTTTTTGTTTTTGCTTGGAGATTACTATTTAATCCACCAGATGAAACTCTGCTTTCATCCTATTTTTGTTCCTCAATTTTCCTTGAAAACACTGGGTTTTTTTGAAACCCGTGGAAGATAATATTGACCATTTTCAATCACTAAGGAGGTGATTACTATTTATACTTTAATTCAAGAATCTGTTACTGGTCTAAATGGCGAAAAAGTAACTTGTGGACATCTCAGCTGTAATGAAAAAAGCACACTACGTTTAAATGATGTTCTTCGGAATTCAGGAGATTATACATTCCAGATGAAAATCAAGGCGAAAGCTGCATCTACTGTTCAACTAAGTATTGGGACATTAACAGAAAACTTTTCAGTCACTACTTCTTTTCAACAATTTAATAGAGTATGCAAAAATATCAATACTGCTACACATAAATATATCGAAATCACATTTCCTTCAGGTGATTATTGGTTCTACAATATGCAGCTTGAAATGGGAAACCTCCCAACTGCTTGGTCTTTATGCTTAGACGATTTAAACGATGCAATTGGAGCGCAATCTACATGGATCGAACAGACTACGCAAAAAATAAGTTTGTTTGCACAAAAAAATGATGTAAACGAAGCAAAGGCTGAAATGAGGGTCGAAGCAGATGGAATGATTTCAGAAGCTTTAAAATCTTATGTTACAAGTGATGATTTTGGAGACTATAAAACAGAAACAAAAACAAGATTTGAACAAACGGATAACCAGTTCGGATTTTATGTACAAAAAGATACATATGACGGGCTGAACAGTACAGTCAATAATTTGAAATCGAATCAGGAAAATTATTTTCAATTTGATGCAAATGGTTTAAGAATAGGAAAGAAAAATAATCCATACCAGGTTGTTATAGATAATGAAAAATATCAGATGTTAGGAAATGGACAGCCACTTATGTACATTCAATATGGTGAGCTTAACATTCCTGATGTTATTATTACCCATCAGCTTAGAATGTTAGGATATTCTTTTACTCTTGATTCAGCTGGAAATATGAATTGTCAGTTTGTCGGAACGGGAGGTTGATAAATGGGATCATTTTCTACAAACGCTTATGGTGAAGGTCGTTATTATACCTTTACATATTCTACAAGCCAGGATCAAGTCAAAAACACAACAACTTTAAACTGGACGTTATCGTGTGCAGGTGGTGTATCTTGGTATGCTGAAAGAACTTTAATTCTAACAATTGATGGAAGTAATGTCGTAAGCAAAACAGATCGTGTAGCTCGTTATGCAGGAAATATCGCGTCAGGTTCTAAAACATTTACACACGATGCAAATGGAAATAAATCTATTTCGGTAAAAATTCAAGCAGCTGTTGAGACTTCAAGTATCACATGTTCTGGTAGTTCCACTATTACTTTTCCACAGATTAAAAGGAAATCAACTTTTGGAACCGTACGTGGAAATACAATTGGCGGTACAGTAACGATTAATATTAATAGAAACAATTCTTCATTTACACATTCTCTTTGGTATAAAGTTAAAGAAAATGGAAGTTGGGTTGAAGCGGTTAAGAACGTAGCAACTTCTGGTTCCTTTACTCTTCCAATGTCTATTTGTTCGAGTATACCAAATGATAACAGTGTGTATATTGGCTTATGTATTCAGACATTCAACGGAAACACTGAAATCGGAAACTCCTACTCATCTATTACTGCTTATGTTCCATTATCTGCTGCACCAACAGTATCATTTGCATTAAGCGATAATAAAGGACATTCTGGTACATATGGTGGATATGTACAAAACAACTCTGAATTACATATAGCCACTACAGCCACAGCAAATAATTCTGCGACTATCAAAACAATCACAGTTAAAGCCACCATTAGTGGAACTACGTATACATATTATGGAAGTAGTGTTAATATATCTCTTCCAACATCCGGTACTTGGACAATATCTGTTTCTGCTACGGATAGCAGAGGAAAATCAACAACAGCGGCTTCTCAATCAATTACAGTTCTCGCATATAGCAATCCAACAATTACAGCTTTATCGGCAAGACGAACGGATTCTTCTGGAAATGCAACATCAAACGGCTCATATTTACAAGTTATATTCTCAGCCACTGCAACAAGTCTGAATAGTAAAAACACAACAACGTTTCAGATAAAATATAAAAAGAAAAGCGTTTCTTCTTACACTTCCGCCACCCTATCTTCTTATCAAAATAAATATTCAGTTTCTGGTGGTTCATATATTTTCCAAGCAGAAACATCTTCTGGTTATGATATTCAATTAGTTGTCACAGATAAATTCAAAACAGTAATTTCTCAAACAACTGGTAATTCCGTTTCAAAGGTATTCTCTTTCTTTAAAAACGGATTAGGTATAGCTTTTGGAAAAGTTGCTGAAGCTGAGGCTATTGCCGAATTTGATTGGAAAATCAAAGCGAATAAAGGATTAACAGTCAGTGGAACCGATATTAATGTGTTAATTAATAATGCCGTACAGAAATTATATCCTGTAGGGCATATTTTAATGTCTACCAATTCTGCCAATCCATCTACTTATTTAGGTTTTGGAACCTGGACAGCATGGGGATCAGGACGGGTCCCGGTTGGTATTAATTCATCTGACGGAGATTTTAATACTGTAAATAAAACAGGTGGCGCAAAAACCGTTAATATATCACATAATCATATAGAGTCTGTTGGAGCAGACGATACAACTATGTATTTAACTGCTGGATCAAGTGGTGGCGTGTATGGGTCTACAATTAATTCGAATGCAAATAGAATGACATGGAAAGGAACACCAACTGCAGGAGCAACACGTCTTAATAAAACAAGCACAAACGGAAGTGCAACACAATCTATTGTTCAGCCGTATATAGTTTGTTACATGTGGAAACGAACAGAATGATCTATATTATTTTGTCAAAAACCATTTACTTTCATTCCAATAATAAATAAGACAGACTTCTTGTATTCTATCATCAATTTCACATTCACATGTAAATTTATAGCAAGTAATATATTTAATGTAAGTTTTCATTGTTACTGGTATGGAACCACACTCTTTATATCGAAAATATAAAGGCATAATTTTCCCTTCTGTAGAAAAAGAAGCAATAACTGGAACTGGAATCATATTATTCATACACAAATCTCCTTGAATAATTTGCTATTTACTACTTTATGCACAAACAAACTGTTTGTCAAGGAGATTATTATTTTGAGGTAAAGAATGGACGAAAATTATATTTTAAATGAAAAGTTTCCAACATCCGAAATGAGCGACCAACATGCTGCTGCAATCATAACTGAAAAGAATGTTGATGTTTCAGACATTGGAACTTTTGTGATGGGCGAACAGAACTCATCACTTATAACATTTCAGATTGCTCGTTATTATGACGGTGTAGATTTGTCTGAAAAGAAAATCAAAATTATATACAAAAACACGAACGGAATACATGAATCAACAGATGAGGAGATTTGCAACGTTAAATATTCTAGAGATAATCTTAGATTCTCATGGATTATCTCAGCTAATGCAACACATGCATCAAAAAATGTTGCATACATATGCTTCTTGTCTGATGGTTACTTGTTAAAAAGCAAAAGTTTTACATTTGTTGTTGAATCTTCTTTTGAGCCAGATGAAACAACTGTACCAGCTAAAAATTGGTTTTTGGCAATTGAAGAAAAAATTGCGACGTTCGAAAATGAGCTAGAAAATTATGTTCGAAAAGAACATATTGATACAGTGCCAACCGAGGACAGTAAGAATTTGATCACTTCTGGTGCCGTATATCAGTATATCCAAGATATTTTGGCTGGAAAGGAAAAATAGGAGGAAAGGATGACAAAACAATTTATTAGATTACCAAATGGGGGTACAAAAGAAATCTACAGTTATTTATTTGGAGACGATGAAAGCACTATCCAATTTGTCGATCAAGAATATAATGACATTAAATCATTCTTTGGATCAGAAATTTTAGATTATATAGATTTGATTGATGAAGAAAATAAATTACTTAGTACCGTTAACATCTACCAAAAGGTTGCAGCGATTACATGTACTACAGATGTAATTACTGAATATGAGAAAAGATTAGCGCAAGAAGAATACGATCAGACTGTAACAGAATATGACGAAGAGACGGATACTATCACAGAAAAAACTGTTCACATTCCTGCTCAATATCAGGATGTTCCAAAATATAGAACAACTGAATTAATTATCGTTAAACTAGCAAAACCTTCTATTCGTGAAGAGGTAGAAAATATAAAGTCTGTAGTAGGTATTGTCAACACCAATAGTATGACCCTTGAGGAGTTCCGTGATTATTATAAAGAGCAGATCGGTAAGCAATGCACCGCGGCAATCGAGAGTGGACTAGCTATTGAAACAAGTCTCGGAAATCAACATTTCTCATATACAATTGAAGATCAAAGCAATGTCAAAGATCTTGTTATGACAGCAGAACTAACTGATTTTACTCTTCCACTTCCGTATCATGCTAATGGAGAATTATGTACTCTTTATCCAGCAACAGATATTCTGAAAATTTACATGTCTTTAAGTGCAAATAAAACGTATCATACTACATATTGCAACGTACTTAACGCAATGTTGAAAGACGCAAAAGATATTGATTCTATCAAGAAAATTACTTATGGTATGGAAATTACAGATGAAAAATATACTGATGTAATTAAAGCGATCACAGATTCCAAAGATGCATTACTCGCTGCAGTTGAAAAGAAATTGCAATCACTCGCTGGAAATATCGACAATGATAATTCTTCTGAGGATTCACCAGAAAACCCCGTAGAATCAGATGATAAAGATAATGAAAACATAGATAATGTAGAAACGGATTTAGACAATGAATAACTTAAAACGATTATATACATATCTTTTATGTCATCTTTTCATCTTTATATTCTCCGGTACTGTTTATTATGGAATGGAAGTTCTGTTTAAAAAATCTCATACATCACATTGGTCTATGTTCTTACTCGCAGGTTTTGCTGGTTTATTTTTTATTGATGGTTTAAATGACATGTTTTCATATGATATGGATTATTTACTACAGATTCTAATTTGTAGTATTGCCATTACTGTAGGTGAATATATTGTTGGCATTATGCTAAATCGAGACTATACCATATGGGATTATCGCAATATGCCATTCAATATCAAAGGGCAAATTTGCTTGCCGTTTTGTTTCATTTGGATATTTCTATCTGCTATTTTTATTCCATTTTTAGATTGGGTTGAATGGGCAATATTTAATCAAAAGAAATCAGAAAAACCATATTATAAGATTTTTGGAAAAATCATTTTTAGATTTAAATAATTTGATGAGAGGTATCTATATGATATCTCTCATTTTTTGTGAAAGAAGGCGATTAGATGACAGAAAAAGAATTCGTTGAAAAAATAGGTAAGCTTGCCGCTGAAGATATGAAGACAAATAGAATTTTAGCATCAGTTACTACTGCCCAGGCTTGCTTGGAATCTGGATACGGAACAACCGAATTGGCAAAAAATGCAAATAATTTATTCGGAATGAAAACAAGTCTTTCTGGTAACACATGGACTTCTGTTTGGGATGGAAAGAGTAAATATACGAAGAAAACAAATGAGCAAACCAAAGATGGGAAAGTTTATGTTGTAACTGCTGATTTTCGAAAGTATGCAGATATCCTGACTAGCATCAAAGACCATTCCTGTTATCTCAATGGAGCGATGAATGGAAAAGTAAAAAGATATGCGGGTTTATCTGGTTGCAAAGACTACAAAACAGCAACGCAGATCATCAAAAATGGCGGATATGCAACAGATGTTAAATATGTAGATAAAATTTGTAGTTTGATCGAACGATGGGATTTAACTCGTTTTGATAAACTCGGAAGGGAGAATTCGAATATGAATATTATTGACGTTACAAATGCAAGCAGACCTTATGTCCCACAATGGGGAAATCAAAAACAATATATTGTAGTTCATTATCTTGGAGTGGCAGGACAAAATAATAAAATTAATTCAGATGGATGTGGTGCGCATTACTATATTTATTGGGATGGTACGATTTATAAAGCAGCAGACCATAATGCTATCCTTTGGCAAGTAGGCACTGCAGGATACTATACTCAAAAACATCCATACGCAAGGAATAGTAACTGTATCGGAATCGAGATGTGTCCTAAGTGTGATGGATCTGGAAAATATGCAGAAGATCCAACATGGTATTTTACAGAAGCAACACAAAATGCTTGTGTGCAATTAGTAAAATATTTGATGGGACAACTTGGCGTAGGTACGGATCATGTACTTAGACATTATGATGTTGTTAACAAATATTGTCCTGCTCCATATGTTACTAACAATAAATATAAAACTTCTTGGACATGGAGCGAATTTAAAGCAAAGCTAGGTTCTACTTCCACTCCTACTGTTACACCGTCCACACCAGCACAAACAAAAACATATAAAGTTGGTATGTATAAGGTAAATTGTGATCTTCATATCAGATCGGATGCTACTGTTAATTCAAAAGTTGTCAACACTATTCGAGATCGTGGAGAATATACTATAACAGAGATTAAGAATAATTGTTGGGGTAAACTAAAATCCGGAGCCGGTTGGATCAATGTTTCGGATGAATATTGTACGTATGTTGGTGTAGTAGCCACTGCAAGTAAACCAGTGCCTAAACCAACCGTAAAGCCAGCTACACCTGTATACAAAGTAGGAAAATATAAAGTTAATTGTGATGCTTTAACAATTAGAAGCGATGCATCCAGCAAGGCAAGCGCAACTGGAAGCATTCGTGACAAAGGAACTTATAATATCACTGAAATCAAAAATACATACTGGGGTAAGCTAAAATCTGGTGCAGGTTGGATTTGCATTGACAAAGATTTCTGTACTTATGTCGGTGCTTTGGATAAGCATACCACTGTTGTAAATAAAGAATTTCAAATTGCAGTTAAGGAAAATGGCATCAGAGTTCGTGCTTCTGCTGGTCTAAGCGCTAGAATTGCCATTGGTTCTTGCCCTATTGGAACATATACTATCACAGAAACAAAAACTGCTGATGGATATACATGGGGTAAATTGAAATCTGGTGCAGGATGGATAGCAATTGAATGCTGTGTTAGATTATAATAAATACATGCGTGAAATAAGAAAAGCCACCCTCATCAGGCAGCCAGAAAAGAAATTTTTCTTTTTTCACCATCATATGAAACAACCGTTTCATCAGTGCAAAAATAGTATATCATATAAGATAAAATGATGCAATAATTTTATGGGGAATATCAATTAATTTTGGTATTCCCCATTTTTTTACGCTTTTTTATTATTTTTCTGTATTTTTAGGTACGTTTCAGGATATCTGTATTGTAGTATATCCATGGCTTTTATCATATTTTTTTCTATTATGTGTACCATACCCTTTAATTCGCTATATGCAATATAATCGCTGTCAATTTGATCGACAATATATTTTATTTTATCGACCCAATAATCCTCTATTGGTTTTTCTTTTGTTTTAATATACTTATAGCATTGTGGCATATAATAAAAATCATTTCTTCTGATGTCTTGACAAATTTGTTGCATGAAAGCATTAAATCCTCCTACAGTTAATCTTCTAACTTTGTCAGAATTCTTAAAATATAAGTCAATATAATATTCAATTTTAGGATAATACTTTTTATCTAATTCAGAATACCTCTTTCCTTTAGGCGGTATATTCCTACTGCTACTATGTGCATAATTTTGGCTTATTAATTTTTGTTTTTCAACTTCATATTGACCGTTAATTATTTTACTTACATTACAAGGTAAAATATGATATTGCTTCGCAAGTTTGTTTATACCGTTATCTTTTGTATACTCTGATCGAATTCTTTCAATTAATTCCGAATCAATTTGTTTCGCCGTTTTGCATACAAAAATATCAGATATTTGTATATCTAAAAATAATAATATATGAATTGTTCTAAGTGGATTCGCTTTATTTGAGAATATATTACTCATTGCTTTTATTTGACAAGCTTCCTTTATGTTATTGTCAGATAAATATTGTTTAAAATTATCTAAAAATACCGACTTATGCTGGAGCCACGAAAGCTGATTGATATATTTCTTTTGAACTAACTTCCTGTAAAATACGTCAAACATCGTAACACCGTTCTTAAGACTCTGTTTTCTTACTACCAATTGATATAGGTATTTTGCAGCCTTGATTTCACCGATAGTTCCCATATCATATGAATAATCATCATTAATGCAATTTTCAGCCGTTAGAAAATTTATTATTCTTGAATTGTTAACATGAACCGATGAATCTTTGAGTTTACATCCATGAATTACACAAACATTAATTTCTGGAATTTGATGAAAAGCATTCCAATATGTTTCGTGATATTGCTCTCGATTTTCTTTTGCACATAATGGACAATATTTTAGAAATATTTTTTGATGTTTATGTTTTGGTCTTGGGGAAAGGTATTCTAAAAAACTTTTGTCATTTGATATGAGCTTTCTCAACGCATTTTCTTTATCCGATTCGTTTAGAAATACAGACCAGTAAAAAAGCATAGTATGGTTATAGTATAAATCATTAATAATATAATTTTTCGATATAAAAGAACGTAGTACATCACTTGGTTCGTTTATATAAAATATTTCGATGTATTCATTCGGTCGTTTAAACACGATTTCTTTAAAAGATTGATTACTCTGTACATTTATATCTTGTTTCAATCTTGAATATATGCTATAAAACAATTCATAGTCATATATTTTAGGAAAATAATTTAACATATTTCTACCTCTTCAACAGTAAAAGTATTTTTAATAAGAGTTAAGAGATCATAGTTATTAGATTGTGAATAATTGTATAAGTCAGCAATATTAACACTATCCGAATGATGAATTGTTATTTCTTTATGTGGTTTATTGACTGTTTGACTATTTTTCTTTTGCACTTTTCCTACTTGCATAGACATCATCCCATTGTATGACGCATTAAAAATATCAATACTTAATTTCTCTGTGTTACTCATAATGGCTAATTCCTGTGCTCTATAAAATAATGATACAACAGTTGACGTCACTCCGTTTGAATGAACATACAACCAATTTATAAATTTTTCTGATGGTTCTGTGTATTGTTGCACATATTGAAATTTTAATAGATTTTTGCAAAAATGTATAAAATCATCATCATAATCAGTTCGTAAATATCGCAAGCCTATTGTCCTTCGTTCCAGATGTGGTGCGCTTTCAAACCAATGTAGACATTCTGGTGTTCCAACCATGCATACACTAATTCCACTACTATTTATAATCTGTGTTAACGCCCCAATAAGTTTATCACCATTTTTATTATTAACTACATTTTGAATCTCATCAACAATAAGTACCCCAACATGATTTAAACATATTTGGCTAACAAAACCGATTAGTCTATCCGTAGTATACCGTTGTGCTATCTGTAAATAATCTCCATCCAATGTAGCATCAAGAATACGAACGATTTCTAACAATAGACTTTTTACAGAAGAGTCAAATGGGCATTGCACAAGTACAAAAGGAGCAATTCGTTGATATGGGTCTATTGTTTCGATAAAATGATTTCCGCAAATCAATGAGATCGCTCTGGTAATAGCACTACTCTTCCCTATGCCAGAAACTCCAATGATTGTAAACGAATCAGCACCACCTATAATACCATTATACGTTTGTATGGTGTTTGTTGTATTTTCGATTCTTTGCTGTTTTACCATCATATCATTTTCTTTTTTCTTAATCGACCTGAGTAATGCCATATACAATTTATTATATACATCAACAGATAATTGTGATGGAATATAAATATCATATAATTCTGATAACGCCAGAAGACGAGTTGGCATTGTTTCATTGGCAATGTTTATATTATAGTTTGGTAATATCTTCAGTCGTTCTACTAATTCGTTCTCACATAAAAAATCAGGCAATTGTGAAAGTAATTTACCGTTCATCTTTTAACTCCTCCCCTAGCAATTAACTCGATCTCATTCATCAAATCAATTTTCGCCTGTCTTGCATTATTTTGTTCGGAACGTAGTGTTGTTTTGCTCTGTTCTTTGATCTGCTCCACTTCATCCAATTTTCTATTCTTATATCTGCTTTCAACCAATTCAAACGAAATAAAATCGCCCTTCTCTACTGTCCATACTACAGATACATCATCCGGATCGTAAGCAACCTTAATATTGCCGCCTTTTAAGAATCTCTCAGCACAATCATCCCGTTTATACCGCATCCCGTTTACCACTAGACCTCTCCTAGTGAATGTTCCAATAGTACGTGGGAGCAGATATAGGATTATTTTCGCGGTATCGTGCGGGAATGGAATTAAATTTGCGCCTGGCTGCCGTCTTCCCCATTCCCAGATACTGGCTGCATATGGCTTTACTCCATCATGAATCATGGATTGTGTGTAAGGAAATCGTTCCATGAGCCGTTGGCTGTTGTAGTAGATGATGCAGCGCAAAATGATCTTCTCAAAATCAAACATCGTTAAGCAAGCGTCCAATCTATAATCTCTTGCACCTCGTTCCTGGAAGTCTGGATCAATCACACCTTTGCCCTTGAGGAGAGGTTTATACATGGATTGGATGATGTCAAAGAATTTCTCTACAGCACCTTTTAGCTCTGGCCTGTAAGGTGGAAGATTTACCATAGTCACGCCTGTTTCTGTGATCTGTGCAAAGGATTCTGACGTATACTCGCGTCCCATATCTGTTACAAAGATAGCTGGCAACTCCTGTACATTCCACTGGGATTTTTCTAGTGAGATGCCGAACTTTCTGCACCATTCTGTTTTGTCTGTAAGGATGTTTTGGAGCAGATGACATAAACTCTTTGTATCGTTATTCCATGAGAGAACATAGCCATAACACATACTGCTGTAAGCGTCAATGCAAGTGGTTAAGATGGGGCGACCTTTTAATGTACCAGTTTCGTCTATAAGGTAGATATCACATACCGTGGAATCAAACATACCAGTACCAATATTGGTTGCAAATTCACGGATGCCATCTCCCAGTAAGGGACGATTGTTACGCTGGTAATTTGACAGTCCATCTCTGGAAATATAATAGGTCTGAAGCTTCTTAGTATTCCGGTAAAAGTATCGGAACTGATAAAAGGATGGATGATCGGGCAAGAGTTGTCCTGTACTGTCACAATACTTTTCTTTCAACATCATCTCATAGGCAGTTGTAAGGCTGTTTTGTCTGCGCGTATAGAAGAACTTATTCAATGCCCATCTCATGTTCTTCTCATCTTTGGTTAGTACCTTTTCTTTCGTATGAGCTTTTGGTGCAAGGACTGTGATGGTCTGGAAGATCAGATACTTGTACAGGTAGCGGCGGATGGTCTGCTTACTGATGTTATGAGCTTCTGAGATGGAAGATATTATGTTGGAGGTCGCCGTACTGTCTCCTAAGTGGTATAGGATCGGTGCAATCAGTGTATACCGTTCATGTGCAATACGAATCTGATCTGCTGTAAGGTCTTTCTCTGCTGGCGGAGTAATGTTAAGAGCATCGTATAAATGCTTCTCTGACAAGGGGTTATATTGCGTTCTTGGAGTCCAGAATGGCATTGTAGGATGGAGACAGTCAATTACAAGGGTATGGTTATCTGATGTCTTTAAAATTCTGTAGAACGTGTTATTGATATAGGCTATATCAGCTTTCTGCATCTGTTACAATCCCCCAATCTTGAACGCTATGGGCAAGCCAGTAGGTACGTGATGTGTCCAGAAGTTTGATTGTAAGTGGCTTGGGCTTGGTCAGATGACTTCGTTCTACGCACTCTCGAACATATTGTGTACCATCCTGTCGGGTGATGAGGAAATCTGTGGTGTAGTCTTCTCCATCGAGTGGCGCATTGCATTGGAAGGATTGGACGGATGGATCTGTCTGGAGCTTGTCTGCATAGACGGCTTGGATTTTACTGTAGCATCGGCAGATTGTGTCACACTTGGAAAGAGCTTTTTTCTCACAGCGTCCTTTGTAGCGTTTTCTTCTCATAAAATTACCTCCTAAAAATTAGTTTATGTGTCGAAAAAGTTACCGAAATATCTTCCCAAAAACGTTTATTTCTGGGCGTGTGTAAGAATAGATACCCAATCTTACATTTTGGGGAGAAAATCTGGGAAAGTAAAAATCCAGTGTTTATGCGGCTTCCCAGACTTTTTAATATTTACTGTTACACATCCCCAAAAATAGAGTAAAAAATATTCTATGTCAAAGGGCACCTCCTCTGATCCTAAAAAGGGCAAACTTGTTGGTTCTGCCGTTGGATAGGACAATAGAATATTTGAATGATATTTCAGTGCAAACTTTTTCCGACTGTAAGGTTT